GGCGGTTAAGCATCTTCTGCTTGAGATAGGTCATTATTGCTTCTTTCTTCTGTAAGGTTAAGGTTATGCCCTTAACGGCTGGAATCCCTCTCTTATGCATGTCTTCAACTATGTATTCGCCTATTCCCGTTTGGTCAACATAAACGGCTTCAATTTGATGATAGTTTTGACATAAAGCCTTAATATAGCCTATAACATTCGAGTATGGAGTTTTAAGCGGAAATCTATGCAAATGAACAAGTTTTAGCTTTGCTCCTTCACGTTTAACAACGGCTACAACGCTATAATCCACATGCTTGCCCAAATCAACGCCCATGTAGAATTCGCCGCTTAGTCTATCTTCTAGGCTGTACGGCTCCAAAAGAGGGTCTATGCAACTGCTTATCAAATCGTATGGAAGCCAGCTGTCTGCATCCTCCACAAATTCGGCTTCAAGCTCCATCCTAAACTCTATTGGAAGCAGTTGCTTACGCATGTCCTCAACCCATTCATGGCTGATAAGACCTGTCTTTACAGCTTCGCGCCAAGTAACATGGTGATGGCTAAAGCCGCTTTCAGGCCGGCACATTTCATAAAACATGCTTCTCATGTTTTTCGGCGTAGAAGAAACATACAAGTAACCATGGCCTTTTCGCTCCGTAGTTGCCAGCATATGCTTTAAAACATGATTGAACATGTAGCGGGCGTCACGGAACATGGCGGCTTCATCCACATATATCATGTCGGCTGTTTCTCCGCGGATGAGGTCAGGACTGTTAGGATAGAATTTGACTACGCTTCCGTTCCTAAACCATATGGCTTCTCTCCGGATTTTCTTGAAGATTAGCCTGCGAATTGGCCTTGGAATGGCGTTGATGAGAGGCTCCATCTTTTCTCTAACAATTCTGCTCTGCCTCAAAGAGGGCGCAATAACGAGAATTGTCACGTTTGGCTGCGTAATTGCAAAATGAAGAATTTTTATTCCAAAAGTGGTGGTTTTGCCAGATTGACGGCACCATCTCGCTGAAATTCTTTTGCTGGGGTCTCTCAAAAGCTTGACTTGATATGGTGTAGGGTTAAAATTTAGGAGCTTTTCAGCGAAGAATACTGGGTCATGCTTGATTTTTTGAGCTATTACGTCCAATTCAGGCCTCATCGTTTGCAATAACCGCCTTCTTCATTATTTTCTCTATAAATTCTTGAATTTCCCTGTCTTCTTCACCAACTTCGGCTTCAAGCTCAACTAAAACCTTAACAATCCTGGCTAAGTCGTAGAGTTCTTTAAGGGAGAGCGGATTATCCTCCAAAACTTCAAAAACTTGATTTTTAAGCTTCTCAACAAGTTCTTTAATCTTGCCAGTCAATTAGGCTGTTCCTCCCTTTGCCAGAAGAGATAAACTTTGGTTTGGGATAAGATCGAAACAAGCCGAATGAGACTGGCGAGTTTCTCCAAATCAGCCTTTTCTAGGACTTTACGCCAAGAATCTTTGTTCATAAACATCGTCTTTTTGGCTATATGTCTAATAAGCCTTGGATGGGGATAACCTGCTAACACCTCCTTAGCTTTTTCTAGCTCCTCTTTGGAAAATCTTTCTAGAACTTTGAGGTTGTAGGTTTTACTGCTCATTCTTTCTAGGTTAAATCCTAGCTTTAGGAGCTGATTGGCTATTTCAACTATTTGTTTTGGAGGCTTCTGTATTGTAATTTTCTTCATCCCGGCTTTTTCGAAGAAGGGATTATACTTGGCCATAACGGCTATTGTTTCCACATATTGCGTTCCGCACTTAGCTAAAGTTTCTTTGACAAGTTTTTGTCCCAAGCCTATGCTTCGATACTTTGGATGAACAATTACGCGACTGATACAGCTTAAACGCTGATTTAACTCCTTAAAGGAGAGTTTCTCCTTTAAAACTAGTCTTCGACTGGGAACAGTTAAGGCTGGATAGCTATAAACTATGACGCCCACAGTCTCGCCATTTTTGACAGCTCTGAATATTTGTCTAGGAGGCGGGAGTTTGTGGCTTCGATAATGGAAGCTTGCAAGCTTCAAATAGTCTTGGCGACTTCCAGCCTCTATTTTTATTTTCCTCAGTGGGCTGCATTCGGCTTTGAAATCCCTTTGGGGATTATGATATTGAACATTTACCTCTCTTCCAAATTTCTTGTGGATGTGAACGTTAGGCTTTAGGTCTTCCAGCAAATCGGTGTGGCATGTAGCGACGAAAACTCCCTTTCCGAGTTTTCTTGCTAACTTCTGCATGTTATAAGCAACTATCTTTGCTGTTTCTCTGTCAAGTAAACTGCAGAATTCATCGCAAATCCATATTTGCGCTTTACTCTCAATAAGCTTAGCTAGGCGGTAGCGATATTTCTGGCCGTCGCTTAATTCAGAATATCTGCGCAGAAATATGAAGGCATCATTTAGACCTACGCGGCTTAAAATTTCAATTGCCTCTTCAACGCTTTCTCCCACAGTCTCAATTATCGGCTTTTCCTCTTCAACTTCAACCTTGTTCATGTTAGCAGCCTTACCCCTGAAAATTTCCTCCAACTTTCTTAACAGAACAGATTTTCCGCTTCCGCTGTCGCCAGTAATATAGATTATATCTTTTTCGCCGATTTCGAGGCTAAGATTATCATAGATTACAAATTCTCTCTCCTCTTCTATTCCTAGACCGAAGGCTTTAGCTATTTCGCTTGTTCTAGGGGTTATTTCAACTCCAGTCTTGTAGGCTATGCTAATGAGATATTTCCTCTTTTTTGGAACAAACTTGCTTTCTAGACTTGTTATTTCTAGGAATTCTCTTTTTAGGCGTTTACTCTTCATTTTGCCAGGAAAACTCCAATTAATGTTCCAATTATTCCCGAAATTGTCGAAAAGATTGATTGGTTGAAGCTTTTTAATACTATTATATGGACTATTTCTATGGCTGTTAACGCCGCTAAAGAGATTAGGCAGAACTGAACGGTATAGACGAGTCTCTCGCTTGGTGGAATCTCGACATATTCTATTTTCCTCGTTCTCTTTCCAGTTTGCTTTATTTGCCGCCTAGTTAGAGCTTTGTGAATCCAGCTCGATAAGGGATTCAACAGACCACCTCAAAACCCTATTTACATTTCGGCTTAGACGTTTAGGAACTGTGGAGTCCGCCTTTGAAAGAAGCTTTTCAATCAAGTCTGGCAAAATTGTCTGTAGGAAGCGTGGCTGAATTCGCCTAACCTCTAGTATTAGATCTGTTGGAATGGCTGTGAAGTCCCATTGGGTTATGTCTCCAGGCTTCTTGTTATAAGCCATAACTAGATGTCGCTTCTTTTTTCCACGTATGAAGAGAAATACGCCCCATTCATGCCATACAGCATCATAATCCCTATTGTTTAACGGAATTTTGTCTGCCTCCCAAGCGTCGCTCCATGCAATGTAGATCAAGTCTCCAGGCCTTAAATCCCAAATTCTAACCTTTTCCAACAGCGCTTCACCTGTAGGCCTTCGTTTTTGAGAGCTTCGCCGTTTTGCTTCTTAATGCATAAATGTAGTCTGCCAGAAGTTGGGGTTCCCTTCCGAGCTCTAGGCTCACTTCTAGAGTTTGGGTTCTCGCGTCCACATAATACTCGACTGTGGTTACGCGGTAGTCTGCGTCTATGTTCAGGCTTGGCAGGGTCAAATGGAGTTTGTCGCCTGGCAGAATAGGGTTGTCTCCGTAGTTTATTACCGTGCTCTTAACTTTCAAATATTCGATTGGATCTTTTAAGTAGTCAAGTAGGGCTTTTGCTCTGAGTTGGCATTCGTAGTCGCTGTGGAGCTCTTCATCTATTTCGACTAATTCCCTCAAGCCATAATCTGTTTGGCTTTGCGAATCTTCTGCTGTGGCTTCCCATCTGCAGTTGTTAAAGAATAGGTTGTCTATCCAGAATTTGCCTGTTCCAGTCTCTTCGAAGAAGCATTCTATGGCTATTTGATTGATTTGACTCCAATCAAAGTTTGATGGCCTCTGCCAGTTATCCTCGTTTTTCTCTCCAACACCTATCTCAACCATATGCCACCTCTCATCTGAGAGGATGTCCGTCCAGTAGTCAGCCCAGTTTCCAAATGCGTCGTGTAAGCCTATATGCACAGTATTACCAAAGGACTTCTCCTTTCTAATTTGGAAGCAGAGTATGGGATATTTATTGCAGTTGGTTGTGTTATCCGCCAAATATAGGTTTAAACTTCCATAACTGTCCGAATAGGCTGTTTCATGCCTAATAGAATAGTCTCCAGTCATTTTCGTTTCGCTGTCAAGCGACACTACGCCGGTGTCTGTTCCGCTAACCCAATCGTTTACGCCGTCATTGTTGATGTCTAGAGTTTCCGTCCAAGCATCCTTGTCTGGGGGCTTAGCCTTTTCAGCTGCGCCATAAATCGTTACTTTGTTTCTTACACCGTGAATGTCTCTTCTATACTCGACTATCTCTATTTGGTTTGTTAGGTCTATAGGATTTGTTTTGCTCATTTTTGGGAAAAAGGCGAATTTTCCGTCTGGTTCAACGCGGAAGTCGTAGCCTATTACTCCATTTTTGTCGGCTGTCTCCGCTATGAACTTTATGATTTCAAATATTGGTGTGTCTTCGTATTGGAGTCTAGTGTAAGTTGTGTCTGTGTCTTCGATGAGTTCTGTTCCATTTCGCTGATGGCTTAATCCAGCGTAATATTCGACGAGCTCCTTTACAATTTCCTCACCCTTCTTGTTTTCCCACTTCTTAGTCACTGTTCTTCTGAACAGCCGCTCGCCCCAGCATCTCCCGCGAACGGTCAAATAAGCCTCGCTTGGAGAAACTCTATGAATGAGCTCTTCAACCCTAACCGTCACGACCAATGGACAAGTTGTGCCTCTACCAATCCTTATGCTCCCATCAAGTCCCAAACTTATTGAATAGTCGCCATTAGGCCCATATTTTCCGTCAAAATTCTGTATTTGGCACTCGAAGCTGCTGACTTCGCGTGTGCAGCCTAAATGAACATGAAGCGTAACAATGTCTGTTTGCGGAACTGTTATGTCACCGAAAACTACGGTTACGGACGGAATTTCTAGACTCATTCTATCCCACGCCTTCTTAGGGCTTCTTCTTCGCCTGCCCGCCTAATGCTTCGAGTATAAGCTGGAATTTCAGATGCCGCAGCACCATACTCCTTAACTGCCCTTGTTGCAGCATTCATTTGGTTAGCAAAGTACCACATTGCAGCCGCAGCTGCAACTATGACTCCTATTCCAACACCTGTTAACGCCAGGAAGGTTGCATAGCTAATGTTTAATGCATTCTGCGCCACTGTTGCAACCCAGCAGGCAGCAGCGTAAATTTTCTGAGCCACAGCCATTCCCCAGCTTGTTCGCAGAAACGCGCCCAAAACGGTTATTACGCTCCCCAAACTCGCCAAGTATCTGCTTGTCTGCTCGTCTAAGAGGCCGAATACTCTGCCTAGATGGGCTACAGCTATGGAGGCTGATCCAAGCCCAGCTATGGCTGAGGCTGCTGCTCTGATTCTGGCACGCATGTTTTCGGCGTCGGCGCTTACTCGTGCAAATTCTGTGCTTGCACGGTTAACAGCCCTAATAGTTATTGAGATGTCTTGAAAGCTCATGTTTTAGCCTCCGAAACAGCTGAATAAACGGCTGCTCGAATAGCGCCGTCAATTTTAACCAGATTTTCTCCTATTGCGTTTAGCAGAAAATGCCTCGGCCTAATCCATCTTGTTCCAAACTCTAAATAGCGTGCGTAGGGGGCACTTGCGCCCATGGTCAAAGTCCAATTGACTAGTCGGCTGTATATGCTTGCCCTAAGCCTTCCAGTTCTTACTGGTGCGAGTTGTCTAGCTCTTCCCTTAATTAGGTTTCCAATTTTAGCCAGTTTTTCGCTGACTTTTCTTTTAAGGCTGGAATCTAATCGTTCAAGTTTGGCTTTTAGCTCCTCGACGCCAACTACTTCCAGTTCAACCTCAACGGACATATCTTTTTGTCTCCCTCTCCAGTCTTTTTCTTTCCTCCTCTGCTTGGCGGTCGAGTTCGTTTGTTATTACAATGAACTCCTCAATTGTCTTGCATGGCTGCCGATCAAGCTCAAGCGGTGTCCACCCGAACTCCTTGCATAACCTAAAGCTTGTAAGGCTTGGATGTGGCCTCCCACGCCTCATCGCCCTCAAAATTTTTTTATCTCTTCAGCCGAGAGTCCGCAAAGTCTGTTAACTGTCCGGCTGAAAATTTCGCCTAGTTCAACTGGTATCCCATCATCTCCTTCGCTCAGTAGTCTTTGTAGAGTTATGGGTTTGTTTGGAGGCTGCTCCTTTAGGCATGCCCAAATTGTCTCCGCTTGAATCGCCACATAATCCGCTGTCATAACTTCACCAGTTAATGGGTTGTAGCGTGTATGCCTTTGGATTATTCTGCTTCTTTTGGCCCAGCTAATCTCCTCGAAGACATATCGACCGGCAAACTCTTTCCCAAATCTTTCATCAATTTCAACTATTTCTTTTCGCATATTCTTTCACCATTTCAGCCTATTACCATGTCCTTAGCAACAAAAGCCGCCTTAAGTGAGACTAAATCCTCAATTCTAGTAGGAGTTGAAACGTTTTCCCACTTACAGTACTTGAATGTAGCCGTATAGCCTCCGCCAAGCCCAAATTGAAGACTGAATTCGCTATCACCAATAATCTCGTCGTATTCTTCTTTGCTCTCAAACTCGAATGTTAACTCGCCGTAAAGATTCCTATGCCTAGCTACAAGATATTTTAGAAGATGCCCGTTTGTTTCTCTAATAACTGGTACGCGCTTCAAATTGTTTTCAACGGTAAATTTCCAGTCTGTCACCCGCTCAACAGCCTGTAAATTTGAGCCGTCCGAGTTGCCCTTCTTAACGAAGCTTTCATAGTAGGCAATTGCGCCTGAGTGGTCGGCGTATGTTGCACCGCTAATCTTCGAGGTGGCAGTTTCAATTTTCTGTCCAAAAACTTCAACGTTTGCCTTAACAATATCTTCTATGTGGCATTCAACACTCGCCTTGTCCAGTCTACAGCCTGTAAAGCGTAAATCAACGATTGCGTCCGTTCTTTCGTAAATGATCTCGATTGTGAGCGAATTTAGAGTTTGTATGTACTGGAGAAAGTTTATGGGAGCATCGGAAGGTAATGGATATGTGATGCTTAGTCTAGCTTCCCATATGCCCCTTTTAATTGCTTGTAGATCGCGACTTCCGATGCCCCTAAGCTTAATTAGGCCGGGGCTAAGCCAAGGCTCGACGCTTTCAGCCTTTAATCCTGTCATGGAAAGGTTTGCTGGAATGACCCCGTACTCGGCTTCTTCAACGTAATAAAGCTTTGTTTCATGAGCTCCAAAGGGAAAACCCAAACCTGTTCACCTCCATTAAATTAACCTTTCAAACATCCAGCCTCTCGCTAAAAGCTCGGTTCTCCATATGAATGGCCTAACATTAACCATGTCCAAATTACTATAAGAAACAATGTCGCAGTAACAAATTCCATTAACAGAAAACTCTATTTTGGCATAATCACAATTTAGAGTAGCCGAACCTACGCCGTCGCTTGGATTTGCGGTCCTAGCGAGCAAGTAAACATAGCCTTCGTCACTTACGAAATTTGAAAAATCCGATGAAAGACCTATAGAAACAGTTTCGTCTATGTCACCAAAGCCGCTACTGACCTTATCCCAACATTCACTTGAAAAGTTCCAAACCTTGACCGTAACTCCGCTTCCAGCTGGAGATTCCCCATAACCCTCAAAATCCAGCCTCAAACTCTTCAAAACTTCCGGTTTAACGTCCAGCTTAAACTTGAAAAGCAAAAGCGGATATTCGCCACTTTGCTGGGTCGATATGCTAAACCTTTCATCATCACTATACCAAAGTTTCACATACTCCTCGTTTGTAAGTTCGTTCCAGGCTTGACTGCTTGGCTCCGGCTCGCTGGTTGAAATTGCGT